CGTCACGTCGACGAAGTCCGCGAGCAGCAGCCGCCAGCCCTGTTCCGTGAAGCGCCAGTAGTCCGCATAGTCCGCCGTCCGGTGGTCCGGCCAGAGGAAGGGCGACGTCACGAGCAGGAGGCCCCCGGGCTTGAGGATGCGGCCGACTTCCGCGATCGCCGCCTTGGGATCCACGCAGTGCTCGAGCACTTCCGTCAGGACGACCCCGTCGAAGGTGGCGTCAATGAATGGCAGCGCCAGGAGATCGCCCTTCGTGTCTTCGGTGGTCGAGGTCCCGGCTTCGCCGAAGGTGACATAGCCGTCGCCGAGGTACCGGCGCGGGGAGTAGACGCCGACGTCGAGGATCCGCGTGCCGAGCTCAGCGCGCTGCGACCAGATCCAGTGCTCGAGCTGCAGCCGGTGATAGTCGGGCACGAACGCGTGCAGGCCCGGCGTCGTCTGCATCCACTGGATGAGATACGCGGACTCTTCCGACGCGCTGAGGCCGTAGAGCAACACGTCGCGGCTCATACCGGCGCCGCCCACAGGTGATAGTGCCCGCCGCAGCGGTTCCATTGGATCGACTCGTCGACGTCGTCGAATTCGATATCCTCGGTCGCCTCTTCGCGCGCCAGCGCCATCAGGCCGTAGCCGGGAATCGTCAGCGTCGCCGGCGCCGCGGGCGGCTGCGGGTCAAGCAGGGCGTCGATCCGCTCGGCGGCGTCGTGGGCCACCGTGAGCGGGTGCGCCACGCTCGACGAGAGCACGCGCGCCTCGACGAGATAGAGCGCGTCTTCAAACCCCCGCGCGTTGAAGATCGGCGTGTCCGTGGCCAGCACCAGCGAGACGATCACGAAGCGCGAGCAATTCCCGCCCGTGACCATCGACTTCGTCGCCACTTTGAAGAACACGCCGTCCGGCGTGAGCGCCATGAGCGCGGCATCGCCGAGCAGCTTGTTGATCAACGCGATCGTGATGGCACTGCTACGCATGGCCGGTCACCGTCAGGCCTGCGCGTTGGAGCAACTCTGGAAACGGCCCCGCGTACATCCGCAGGCGCGCGCGGATGATCGTTTGGGTGAACAGATGATTCGCCGGCATCGCGCCGCGGTTCGCGCCGAGCTTGTTGTGCCGGGCCTGGGTGCCGCGCTCGAACCAGATCGCTTCCTTCGCGGTGTTCTTGACGACGGACCGCGCTCCGAAGGGCGAGCGCGTGTGCGTCACCGTGAGCTTGGCTTTGAGCGCGCCCGCTCGCGACGGATAGCCCGCCGCAATCGTCGCAAACGCGCCGTCCGCCGCGGCCTGGACGATGTCCGCCCCTTCGCCGGCCAACTCCGCCGGCAGCTGCCGCAGCTGCGCCTTCAACTCGTCGAGACCGGTGAATACGAAACGGCTGCTCACGACGCCGGCTCCGATCCGGTCAGCGCGTCAGCGTGCTCCAGCGAGAGCTTGACGGTCCCGTCTGCCTGCCGCGCAATCTTGGTGACGCGGACCAACAGATCCGCCTCGTCTGATCGCTGCAGGTCCGACACCAGAGCCGATGACCAGCGCATCACATCCCCCACTGCGAGGACGTCGTCGGGCTTGGTGGCGTTGGCCCAGTTGTTCATGCCTTCGCCCGCTTGGCCTGTCGATCAGCGCTCGTCGAGAGCGGGACCGGTTCACGCACCGGCGCCTGAAACGACCGCACGTCCAGGCTATAGACCCAGTCCGCGGACGCCCCGATCTCCGATCGCGCCTGCTCGACCAAGGTCCGCTGTTCGGTGACGAGCTGCTGAAAGCTCGCCTGGAGCTGCTGGATCTTGATCGTGGCCAGCTCGATCTTCACGGCCAGAAGTTCAGAGACTTTGTTCACGCCGGCGCTCCACTCACCGATCCCGCCGGCAGCTTCCCATCGGTCACGAGCTGCTCGAGCACCCGGCGCTGCAGCGACTTCACGGACAAGTTCACCTTGTTGAAGGCGATCAGCAGCGTCGTCGCCGCGGCGCCGGTGTACTCCGCGAAGACTTCAGCGCCGTCCGATCCGTGCAGCCAGATCTGAATCGCCGCCGCCGGCCAGTCGAGGACCATTCGCACGACCGTGTAGTTGGTGCGTGAGGCCGGGACAATCGCCGCCGTGAGGTCGAGTTGTTCAGCCATGGTTCAACTGCAGGCGGTGACGATGCCGTTCACGACCGTGATCGAGGTGACCGGACCGGCGACCTTACTCGCGCCCGCGACGCCGCTCACGGAATAGGCCAGCGCGTCGACCGTGGCGTAGCCGGTCTGCGCGCGCGTGCGGACCTTGAGGATCGCATCGGTCAAGATGTCGAGGCCGACACCGACGTTCTGTGCTTGATTCGTCAGATTGAGTTGACTCGCGGCGAGCGCTGACAAAACGGTGCGACTGCCAAACTGAATGACCCCAGAGGTCGTCATGTTGATGTCGCCTGTGTTGATGGCGTTCGGGAACGTGACGTTTCCAAGGTTCCCGAGCGTCATCGCCGTGACCGTCGCCGCGCCATTCAGCGACGAGCAGATTTTGAACAAACCTTGCGGAGCCGCCGCGCTCGACGGCAGTGTTTCGATCCACCAATCCTGCGTATTCGTCGCCGCGGTCGCCGTCGTATTCCACACCTGAGAGCGGAACCGCAGGCGTGGCGACATCTGGACCGGGACGCCGGCCGTCGCCGCGGTCTCGTTCGCGAGGAGGAGTCCGTCGGTCGAGACCGCCGCGATCGCGTTGACGCCACACCAGAGCGCCGCGGGACCGGTCAACGCCGCAGCCCGGACCTTGAGCACACTGGCTGTGTTGACGTCGAGACCGACGCCGGTTACGCCGCCGCTGTCCGTCACAAGCACGTTGCCGTTGGACGGCGACGAGAGTAACGCCTTCGACGAACCCCACCCGAAGTAACGCCCGCTCCCGGCGTTGATGTCTCCGAGCGCGACGATCGACGAGTTGCCGCTGGCAATCGTGATCGGAAACGTCGCCGCCGCTCCGTTAAGCGATGAGCCGAACTTCAGAACTCCACTCGGCGTCGTCGCGCTCGCCGGCACGGATTCGATAAACCAATCGTTTGTGTTCGTCGCGGCCGTCGCCGTTGTGTTCCAGACTTGCGACCGGAACCGGAGCCGCGGCGATTGCTGGACCGGGACGCCGGCTGTCGCGGCCGTCGTGTTCTGCACGACGAGACCGTCGGTGGACGTCACCGCGATCGCGTCCTTCTGCACCGTCGCGAGTGTGGCTGCCAGACTCAGGATCGTGCCGAGACTCGTCAACGACGAACCGAGGACACTCGCCGCCAGCGTCGCTCCGGTCAGCGCGGACGCGGCGACGGATCCCGCGGCGCCGGTCACACTGCCGGCGATCGGATTGGTGACCGTCAGACTTGCCAGCGTGCCGACGGACGTCAGCGACGAGGCCAGGACGTTCGCGGCGAGCGTCGCGCCGGTCAGCGTTCCGGCCGCCGCCGTGACGGTGATCGGCGCCGAGCCGTTGAAGTCCACCCCGTTGATGGCGCGTGGCGTCACGAGGACTGTCGCCGCGGCCGCCAGGGTCGCCGTCGCCGCATTGCCAGTGGAGAGCGCCGTGTTCTCGACGTTGCCGAGCCCGACATCGGTCTTCGTCACCGCCGGAATCCCGTAGCCGGCGAGCGACGTCGGCGTCGCGGTGATCGTCGAGAACGCCTGCGTATGCGCCAGGGGCACACGCGCATCGCTCAACCGCGGATCCGAGGTCAGCACCAGGCCGGAGAGATCGACCGCCGCCGGCGTCGCCCAGGACGCGCCGGTCGGTGAGGCCGCGTCTCGGGTCACAATCTGCCCGTCCACGCCGCCGGTAAACAGCCGTGCCGCATTCCACGCGTTGGGCCCAAACTTCGTCCCGTCGCCGCTGTCCGCATGCGCCGATTGAAAGGCCGGCTTAACGAGGACGTCGGCCATTACTGCGTCCACCCGGCCTGAATCCAGGAGGTATCGGCGACGGGGATCGCCTCCAGCAACTCGACACAGACTGCGATCGTTTCGATGTTGCGCTCTTCGGGATTGCTGACGCCGACGACCTGGAACACGCGCCCGCCGAACACGATCCGTGTTTTCGTCGAGACGCCGGCGTGATAGGGCCCGGTCACGATGTGCGAGGCCGTCGCGATGACCGTGCCGGCGGCGACGCGTTCGAGATCTTTCGCGGTCGCCGGCTTGATCTCCACAGACAGTTCGGGTGGCAC